ACCTGTAAATATCTGGATTTCTTACAATTACATTGGCCGTGAAAGGATTATTTCCAAACATAACAATTGTTCCATTATCTTTGATAATCCTCTTGTAATGTGTAAAAAGTCCATCAATATCAATGGCGCACTCCCAACCACAATTTGTTGTATTATATGGCGGGTCAGTTAGAATTAAATCAATGCTACAATCCTCAATGTCTGGCAGAACCTCATAACAGTCACCGTTAATCAGTTTATTGAGGAATCGTTCGTTCATGCGTTACCGTCCTTGACTTAATGAAGATATTATACCACAAGCATATATCATTTGTCAAGCATTTTCTCTATCAACACGAACGAGGGAGTACACAGAGTTCATTGTTTCAAACGTAATTCTGCTAGCATCAGACGTTGAAATAATACTCATAATGGTGCTTGTATGGAGATATTTCTTGAAATCAGGCCAATACGGCAATACAGAGCGCTTCCCAACTTCGAGTTCTCCGATAATTACTTTACGGCCAATTCTACTTTGTGCTTTTTCGTCTTTTTTTTGTTCTCCATCGAGGTTTGTAATTGCCTCAATTTCGTACAAATCATCTACAATCGGAAAGACATTTTCACAATTTTCACAGTATGCTTTGTACTCTGGATAACCAGCAGCTCTGCCAATTACATTCATTGTTTGAAGTATCGCTTCGTAATCTTCGCCAGATTTTGTATGATGTCCACATACGGGGCAAATAAATTCTTCCATTAAACATTACCATCCTATTTAAAAATTTATTTGCTCATTGTTCATTTATATATTTATAGAACAATAAAGGACTTAGCAAAAACTAAGTCCGCATTGAATATAGTTTGGAGCGATAGACGAGATTTGAACTCGCAACTTTCTGATTGGAAATCAGAAGCTCTACCAATTGAACTACTATCGCATGGCTTCCTCGGCTGGACTTGAACCAGCAACGCGCAGATTGACATTTTCATATACATATATACAAACTGAAATTCTCGTTTCAACGACTACTGCCTGCCACGCGACGAGGTCTGTGCAATCTCCACGAGCGTATAGGTTTGGGCGTGTCCCGCCCTACCGTTTGAAATATCTATTATGTAGATTTGGCTAAAAAATGTAGCCCTTCATTTAAGATGTTTTTGGCGGCATTTATATCCCTGTTATGACGGGTGCCGCATTGAGGGCATATCCACTCACGCACAGAAAGGTTCTTTGTACCATCCCATTGCTCTCCACAAGACGAACACAACTGACTCGACGGAAACAATCTATCTACCACAACTACCGTTTTCCCATACCATTCAGATTTATATATCAGTTGGCGTTTAAACTCTCCCCATGCTACATCACTAATAGCTTTTGCTAACTTATGATTCTTTATCATATTTTTTATGGTTAAATCTTCAATGCATATAACATCATTTTCTTTAATAAATTTAGTAGACAATTTGTGTCCCATATCTAGCCTTTGATTAGATATATGCTCGTATATCCGCGCTAAACGAACTCTTTCCCTTTCATATCGTTTACTATCCTTTTGTTTTCGGGATAATCTACGTTGTAATTTGGCAAGTTTAGCTTCGCTTTTATATAAATACTTTGGATTGGGAAATTCAACGCCGTCTGATGTTACAGCAAAAGACTTAATACCTAAATCTACACCAATTGCTGTTCCGGTTTTTGGTAGCGGAGTAACTTCTATATCTGTGCAACACAGCGATACAAAGTATTTACCACTTGGGTTTTGACTTATAGTTGCTGATAAAATTCTACCCTCAACTTGTTTAGAAATTGCGCATTTTACCATGCCCAATTTTGGGAGTTGAACAGCACAGTCAAACACCTTAATATTGCTGTTCGTTTTATATTTTTTTCGATGGTCACGCTTTCGTTTAAAACGAGGATAACCCGGCTTTTCTCCATGTTCAACACGTCTGAAAAAGTTCTTATATGCCATGTCCAAATTTTTTACAGCTTCTTGAAGGGCACATTTATCTGGTTCCCTAAGCCATTCTAGTTCCGTTTTAAGCATAGTTAGACTTTTATCCTGCTGAAAGCGAGTTGGAGATTTCCCAGTCTCTTTATACTGCTTTATACGCTCATTCAAGAAATAATTATATACAAATCGAACACATCCAAACGTCTTTTGAATGAGGATTTCCTGTTTTCGGTTCGGATACAATCGAAATTTATAACCACGCTCCAAACCCTAATCTCCTTTTTATGCACTATATTTAACTTATTGTATATATTATATCATATATATTCGATTTTGTCAAGCAATATGATGTCAATAATAGAACACGAAGTTTCTTCCATCACACTCTATAAGAAATGGCGATATTGATTTTACACGAACAGTACCCAAAAACCATATGTCATAATTATGAGTACAGTCCTTAACTAACATGTAATTTCTGCCACTTTTTAACTTTGCGTTTCTAACACTCCAAGATGGGTCAACATCATCTACCCTTATTTTTGTATAAGCGTTTTCATTTTTAATAACCCTTTGAAATGTGTCACCATTAAAACTTCCAAGTCCTGCACTAAATTTTATATTTTTAGAACGTTTAGCCATAGTATACCTCTTTATTTTAAAGAAATGGTGCTGGTGGCGGGACTTGAACCCGCATGGTTATTAACCGTGAAAGCTTAAATTTCATGTGTGTTCCAATTTCACCACACCAGCATGTTTTACACAAAGTAAGAAAGAGATTTTCTCATGTGCTGTTACGCCAAAGGAATATTGGGCATTTATGTCCCATCCCGCCCTTGTAACCGTTCCTGTACAAGCTCCAATGCTTCACAACTACACTTATATAATGGGCTTATCGTGTAGTTGTCCCTCACTGACTTGCCTAAGCTCTGTTTTCTTCTGAATCGGCTCTCCCTATCAGTTCTGGCGGTGAACAGAGAAACCCACCTTGGTTACATACGGAATATCACTCACTCATTATACGATGGCTGCTTCTAAGCCTACGTTTGAGAAAATCTCAATGGCGCGCCGAGAGGGACTCGAACCCCCAACTCCCGCTTTAGAGGAACGGTACTCTTTCCGATTGAGTTATCGGCGCTAATCTTCACTTTTTAATTTTGTTTGGATATGCTCTAAACATAAGTCCATCTTTTTCGATAATAGGAGGTTCTGTCATAACTATATTAATCATATTCATCATCCAGAATCCCCTGCCATCATAACGTGATTTTACCCTGTCAAACCCGTCACCAAAGTCCAACGGATTCATGTTGTACTCAGTACATCCATTTCTATATTTAAAATCAAAGCGAATATCTTTTGGTTCACAGTTAAACTCCTTAGAATATTCTATAAGAAACCTATAAAACGGAACGCAATCTCCGTCTTTAAACGTCATATTTCTCACCAACCTTATATGGTATAATCGTAGCGCCATCAGCCTCGAATTTAAACGGAGAAGTAGAAAGAACTTGGAAATCATAAAAGCTCCAAGAACCAGAAGAACCGAAATCTACTCCCTGAAAATCGTTAAAAAACTTACAATTGTATTCATTATCGGTTAAATTTGGCAACAAAAAATCAGCTCTGATATTTTTTAACCCATATTCTGAAAACATTTCTTGTAAAAATTCCCCGACTTCATCTATATCGTCTATATAGGTTTCACAATATTCATCTGGAATAGAAATAGTGCGATTGTCCATCATATTCACCCTAATATAAAAATAATGGTGTGGGCGGTGGGATTTGAACCCACAAAAGCTGCGTTCTTAGCGCAGTGGATATGCCAATTCTCCTACGCCCACAAGAAAGGG